TGTTTTACACCTTTAGCCATGATTAGTTAGCTTTTGCTGGTGGCATAGCAGATGCATATCCCCCATCAAACATACCATATCTAGGCATTTTACCTTTTTTCATAGGTGTTCTACTACCATACATCATAGGTTTTCTTTTCATGTCTTTTTTAGGCATCATTTTTTCTGATTTAGATTTGTGCATCATTTCCTTTCCCCAATTGTTTTGATTTTATCTTGTTGATAATTCACTGTTAAACTTTCGTTGTATCCTGCCATGTCTTTACACATCTCTTCTTTCTCTTCGATAGAGTTATAATCAGATATGTTTCCACTTGGTTTTGGATTTCCTGTTAATATTTCTTCCATTGTTATTCCTTTTAAAAGTGGAGGAGTCCGGAAACTCCCCCGTTAGACTGTTTCGTCAATACCTTAAAACTGTATATTAACCCGCTTGAGTTGTTGTAATACCGTCTTGGACTTTACATTGTCCATCAAGATACCAGTTAGTGCCATCAGACCAAACATGAGCAAAATCCCCATGTACTGCTTTGTTGGCTACAAATGAGATAGTATCTGCATCTGTAACTGTTGCGACTGAACCTGCTGCATCTTCCGGAGAAGATATGTTACCTACAATAATATTAGCACTAGATGCTGTAACTACTGTATGTGTGCCGGTAGGCTCTGTTGCTCCAACATAGAACCAATACTCTAAACCTGCTGCGGGAGTAGGAAGAGTTTGAATTTTAGCTGCTGCTACATTTAAAATGTAACGTGTGCCTGATTCTGCTGCTGTAATTGTATTTGCTGCGGTGATTGCTTCAGTCTCTGAAGGTTGTTGAACTCTAGTAGCTAACTCACGAACATCAGATGTTCTTGCTGAGTTTCTACCAGTGTCTCTTATATTTACTGCTGCCATGTTATTTACCTCTTAGTAAAATTGTGCGTTAAAAAAAGAGGAGGAGTCCGAAGACTCCCCCAAAGTTGGTATTAGTCAATACCGTAGAAAGCACCTACAATTGCTTCTTCTCTAAGTACTTTCGCACCATAGACATGAAGACCTCTCACGATATCACCGAAAGAACTAGGGTCTCTAAGGACCTCAGTTGAAGTGATAGCTTGAGCTGTAGCTGTAGATGAAATATGTCCAGCCAAACATTTACCAGCAGCATTAGTTGGTGCAGCAATGTTGTTTGATTTATACATACTAAATCCACGTAGTTTTCCACTTGATACTAGTCCGTTTCTAATCGAACCTTGTCCACCATTGTAGTCTACTGACAACAATTTAGAACTAGATTGTCCTAGAACTTCATAGAAATCAGGACTTGCAACAAACCAACGACCTTCTTCAGGTACGTTCTGTTCGTCTAATAGTCTTGACATTCTACCCATAAGGTCTAGAGGGTCATGTTCGTTAGAATCAAAACCTATGTCTAGATTACCTGTACCGTCAAAAGTTCCAGCAGCTAAATCAGTAGCGTTGTCAGAACCTAAAACGTGGTTAGGTGATGAAGCAGACAATCCAGCAAACATAACAGCTAAGACAGCAGCATCATATGAATCTTTCAATGCATATGCAGCAGAGCTTGAAGCTACTTCTTTGAAGTTGACGTGTGACATTTTGCTCTCAATATCATCTACGATGAATTTAAAAGCTTTAGCACTGTCAACAACCAAAGATGTTTCTTGGTCTGTTAGTTTAGTGGCAGTAGTATCGCTACCTCTTGTGTAATCTGACACAGAGATAACGGGTTCTTTGATAATCTTTACAGAGTCTCCGTAAGCAGTGATCTCACCGGCATAGTCGGTGTTAGTAATAGCTTCGATAACAGACGATTTTCTAAAAAAGTTTAAAACCTTTTTAGAGTAAACCGAAGGTAAAAAGAAACTATTAGTTTGTCCACTTACAGAGTTTGCAAAGTTAGCATTAGTATCAGTTGAAGGTTCAAAATATTGAGCCATTTGATATTCTCCTAAGTTTTTAGTTAATAGTTAATTATTTTGCAATCCTGCCTTCTTGCATAGCTTGGCTTATCTCAGCTTCGTGCTTGTCAAATTCAGCTATAGACATTTTTGCAATTTCCCTTTCAGTCCAAATTTTCTCTTGCTGTGGTTCTACACTAGTTGTTTTAGTGGAAACCATATCAGCAGCAGATTTATTAGACTGTTTAGAACGTGACTTCTTCGGTGCAACATCCATACCAATATCTTTCTTAAACAAATCTAAAGCTCTTGAAGCTAGATCAGCATCGTCAGCATTGTTGTATACCCAATCTTGGATAGACTTTGGCTGCTCTTTAGCCCAACCATGAAAATCATCGCTGTTGCGAATATCTTCAAAATCAGGATGCTTATCCATCAATCGCTTTTCAGCATCTTTACGAAGTAGTTCTTGCTCACGAGCTTGTAGTCTTTCAAGCTTCTCTTTTAAGTCTTTAGATTTCTCTTCAGCCTGTAAATGAGAAACAGTTTCTACAACTTCGTAGACATCAGGATACTCTTCTCTAAACTTTTCTAAGTCTTCTGGAGATTTAGGAGCTACATAACTAGGTCTGTTTTCAGCAGCCTGTTCTAATAACTCTTGTTCTCTAGACTTAAATTCATTTAACTTAGAGTCATAATGCTTTTTCAAGTCGTCATAGCGTTTCTTGTAGTCTGGTCGCTTGTAAGGTTCGTCTTTTGGAGTCTCCTCTTGAGCTGCCTGTTCTACAGGTTCTTCTATATTAGCTTTTGTTTTTGCTCTGGGCTTTTCGAAAAAAACTCCATTTGCATCTTCAAAACCTACTTCATCTTCTGTATGCCATGATTTGTTCATGTTGTAAGGATTGGCATTTTCCTCTTGTACTTCTGTAGTCATATTCTTCTCCTACGGGGGCTTCGTTCACAAGGTAGCTCTATGTCGACTAGAGGGCTTGTATGTAAAGGTAGCCTTTCGGTTTATAAAATAGTAGGGTGCTTATGACATAAGGTAGCCCTACCGTTAAGTTTGTTTAGCTTTGGACGTGTCTTCCAGTTCGGTTGTCAAGCATCATTTTAGATTTAATACTTTTAGATATTTCATCTTCATCTAATAATCCTTTACCACCATTATCTACAGTAGTTTTCACTACTCTAATATCCTGTTTAGTTGCAGGTTTTTCAACCTCCATTTCAACAGTATCTTCTTCAGGTTCTCCACCTTCAGCTAAACCTTGTCTATCATCTGCTTTCATTTCTGCATCTTTCATCATCGCCATTAAGTTGTCGGCTCCGATTTCTTCTACAGCTTTAGCAGTAAAGACAAATTCTCCATCAGATAACCTTGCGGGTATACTGTCAGAGACTCCTGAACCCGGACCTTCAACAGGACCAGACCCAGCAAATTCTTGTGCAACGTCTATCACCTTATCAAATATCATTGATAGCTGATCGTTGTCTTGTAACTGTGACATTAGATAATCTTCTTCTTCGCTATCTAATGCTTCATCTAAAATAAAATCTAAGTATTCATCTTCCATTTCATCGTCTGGAAGCATGTCCTCTTCAGGCTCATCCATCATGGGTTCATCCATCATAGGTTCTTTAACCATAGGTTCTTCCATCATGGGTTCATCCATTTTGTTTTCTTCTACAGGCATATCATCTGCTAAAAGAGAACCACCAACCGCAAAAGCACCTCTGCCTTCTAATACATCAGCATAAGTAACTTCACCGTCTTTATTTAAATCTGGAAAGCTATCGTCTTTTAATAAACTCTTTTTTTTCATATTTCCTCTTTTCTATTTACTGCTTCTTTAACCTGCTCCGGCAACTGCTCTAGGCGTACCAGAGAATTGATCTTCCCCTGCAACCGGAACATTTCCGATTCCGATGTTGCCACCGCCAGTGCCTGTAGGTCCAAGCTCTTGAGGTTCTGCAGGTGTTCCTGCAAGGCTTCCCATTGCATTTGGTTGCCCGTCAGGGCTTTGAGCTTCAGAGCCAGTTGCTTGTCCAACATTTTGCATTCCTATAATTTGTGCCATGATAGCTGCTTCTTCAGGGTCGTTTAAAACTTCATCTGGGTCTAAGTCTAAGCTATAGGCAAGTTCACTAATCAGTTTAGAAATCTTAACAAAGGGAGCAACAGCAGGATTTTGTACAGTTTGTAAGAAGGTAGTAAGTCTTTGACTTCTTACTTCTTTCTGCATCAAGCTGTTTGTTCCAGTAGCTTTAACTTCTAAATCACCTTTGACATCTAGTGAGCCTTCAAAGAACTGCATGTTCCATTGGAAGAAAGCTTCTCCTAGTGGTCTTAATAAAAAGTCGTCAAGGTTTTTAACAACTGTTTTAATATTTAAACTTGATGCACCTAACAACATGGACATACCCGAAGCAGTCCTTGTCATACTTTGTACACCTGTTTGTCCGTGTGAATAACTAGGTATGCCAGTTTGTTCGTCTGCAAGTTGTCTAAACTTGTCAAACATCATCATGTTTTCTGGTGCTGTGTTAGGAAACTTCAAGCCATGTATAGCTTGTCCGGGCATACCAGCTTGTCTTCTGAATATCTTACCCGGATATATTTCCATAGATTGTCCACCAACTAAAGCAGACTCATCTACATCAAACACCAAAGACCCAGCCATTGCTAGGTTGTCTACAGCCATACGTGCATGACCATTCATAATCTGTTGAGAATCATCCATGTTCTCAGCTACACCAATTCCAAAGAAATTGTATGGGTTTCTTTCGTATGGGAAAGCGTGATAAGGTATTCTATAAGGAGTAAATGGATTAACCACTGCTCTTAATAAACTGTTACCACATACCCAAGCATTAACTTGGACTTCATCTAAATCATCAATATCATCTGAAAGTTCTATGCCGACTTCACGTGCATACTCTGCATCCATGATTCCCCAGTATTCAAGCACTTCAAAGTTTGTTTGATAGTCTTCATCGCTTCTTGCATCATCTTTTAAATGTGACTCAAAGCTTTTCTCTTCATAATTAGCACCTATCT